AATGTAATAGGTCCTGCGACCATAGCGTTCTCAGTAGATGCGATTGAAAATGTTTGTGAGTTAGTTGTTTGATTCATAACAAATCCTCCAACTGATGTAAATTCTAATCCTCTTGCTGTTTGTGTAGCAACTTCTGCTCCAGCAATATCATATCTTATTGTATCTTCGTCTGAACCTTCCTCTACTTGAATTTTTGTGTCGCTATCAGCATCAGAAATATTATTTGTAATAACTGTTGGTGAGAAATTTGCTTTAGTCATTTTTCTCAAACCGCCTGCTGATGTATCATGCACTAATACTAAATCATCATCTGCAACAGATGTTTCAGCTGTTTCTGCAGAAATTATATCTTGTGCTAATTTAGCATTAGAAATAATTCCATCTGACACTGCACCTGCGTTTACTATTGATTCTATTTGTGTTGGATTGATAACATAGATTTCATCAGCTGACGCTGGCGCTGCGTTGAATATTAAACTTGTTGGTGCTGTTAAAGTGTAAGATTTAGATGAACCTGGTTCTTGTCTTACATTATTTACTACAACTGTAAGATCATTGGCGCTAGCTGCGCTTTGCGTCAAAGTAAACGTAGTTGTAGACCCATCGCCAGTAAACGTATCATACGTTGCGATTGCTCTTGTTATGTCGCTTGGTTTTTTACCAATATAAGCCATTTATGTTTCTCTCTTTATTACTATACGTCTTCTAAAACTGTAATCGTTGCGTCAAGTGAAGAAGCTCTACTAGATTCTACTCTTAAAACATCAGCATTACTACCATCATTTTGTACTACTAATTTATTACCCGCCATGACTTCTAATGAGGAGCCAGCAGGTATAGAAGCACCTTTGACGATATACACATCATTACTACCATCTTCGTTATCTAAAAAAACAGAAGCAGTAATACCAGATGTATGTTTATTTGCTAAAGTAATTCCAATAACAATAGATTCTAATGCTGTACTACCTGCACCAGCTGGAACTGTATAAACAGCTGTAGCTGACGCACCTGTACCTGTGCCTACGTTAGGTTTTGGAAATCTTTTAAAATCGTTTGCCATTTTTTATCCTTTTATCTTACTATTTATAATCTATCCTAGTGCAACTGCTTGGGCAATTGCAAAAGCATTTGACGCAAAAGTTTGCGCTGTTCCAGTTGTATCTACAAAACTAACGCCTTGTAAAACTTGTGAATTTACACCAATTCTATTACCCATATGGGCGTGAGAACTACATTGATAATACAATATATGAGGTGTTGTATCAGCGACTACTATTTGAGTATAAGCGCCGGCTGATCCAGGTGTTCCATTTGTTGTTACGCCTGTTGAATATGCTGTGACTTTCGCCGCATCATAATAAAATCTTAATGGGTGACCAGAGTTTGTACCATCTGCTTGGTCAAATCTATATGTATTTCCTGGTTTTAATTCTATAAAAGGTCCTTCTACTCCGTCTAACGTATAACCACTGCTAGAACCGGTTCCTTGATAGATATGGGCGGCAGTTTTAGTTGCAACCTTAGTTACAATGTTTGTGTGAGTGCCTGAAGTCGTATTATGTTGCGTACCTACTACATCTGCATAGATGTTAGTTGATAAATCGTTTGATAAAGATATAGTTAAAGTATCTGTCGCAGATACGGCAGCAGTTATACCTGAACTACCAGTAACTGTCATTGTGTTACCAGCAACTACTGATTGTGTATTTGACCCATCTGATAAAGTGAAACCGGTCGCAGCTACAGAAGTATTAACCTCATTAATCGCAGCAACTAATGAACCTTTGGCCGTTGTACCTAATGATGTTAGATCACCTGTATCAGTCGCATGACTATTAAAGGTCGTTCTAAACGTTCCTAGTGTATCTGTTGTTGCTACTGATCTTACAGCCATTTTACTTCTCTATTACCTTTTTTATTAAATCTTTTATTTCTCTTAACTCTGCCTTTAAACTATTTATTTCTTTACAAGCTGTTCTAAACTCATCACTTTGTTTATTTCTTGCTCTATGTCTCGCCATGTAAATATTATACTCACTTGTAGAAGAATTAATTACAGCGTTAGAAACTGTATCTCTAACTAAACTTTCATGTCCTTCTACTCTAATTTTTGCCATCTTATACCGCCAACGCTATTGCTCTCATATCTTTTATAACAGGTGGGTATGATGAAATACTACCTACCATTTCTACTTTAATTTGGAAAGTTGTAAAGTCACTCAAACTACCTACTGAATATTTGTATTCTTTAAATGTACTATCATCTTCTGCTGGAGTTACTGTTGTATCTTCACTACCATCACTATTAAACGCTGTCCAAGTTAAATCTTCTATTGATCTATCATCTTCAGGTCCTAATGTTCTAAAGTAAACTCTAACGCTAGATGATGACCTTACATTTGAAGTTAATCTAACATCTAAAGAAGTTGACGAGTTTTCCAAAACAATAGATTTAGTACAATAAACTGCTGCAGTAGATGTACCTGTATTCGCTGTATCTGCAACAAAACTAGGTGTATTACTTGAAGTAGGATTGTTTAATCTATTTTGAATTGTAAATGCACTCATTCTTTGAGTGTCAATAACTGGTGATACTTTTGTATTTGTAGTTTGTAATTCTAATATTACATATAAAGATTTACCACCTGTTAGACTTTGGGCTGTTTCATTAACTTCACTTAATACTACTTGTGGACTTGTAAAGTAAATGTTATCGTTACCTACTACTGCTATTTTATTATCACCAGATGTTAAAGAAAATTCTGTTTCTGAACCATGTACTGATTTACCTGTTGTAGGTCTAATGAAGTGACTGATAGAAGTACCAGGTAATTGCATTGTTTGTAACCCACCTAAATTTAATACATCATATAATCTATTTTGTGTTGCTGTTACAGTTGCCCCACCCACGTCACCTGTTGCGTTTGCATTTACTGAACTAGGTGAAGTAATATCATAACTGTCTAGTGTGACATTAGTAATTGATGTATATGTTCCATTAATTTTATCGTGTGCAATATTATTATATGATCCGTTAGCCACTGCTGCGATTGTAACATTATTTGATGTTCCATGCATACCATGGTTAGGGTGGAATACTCTAATTACTTTAGAACTATTTGTTGTTCTTAAAGGATTAGTTTTTAATGATCTTGTAGGTAATGTATCATTTGTTAAAGTAACTGTACCTGTAACGTTACTAAATTCTGCTCTTCTCAATAAGAACTTAATATCTTCATTTTGATCTGCAGTCCATGTGACACCATTTTGTGATTTAAACATCACACCAGCATATGGTTGTTGAGATATTGTTCTATCAGAAGTTAAGTTTGTTTCACCAAGTCTAGCAACATAAGCGTTGTAGTCTGTTGTGTTAGCCATTATAACAAAAGAATACTCTGTATTTTCTTGTAGATATACTGGACTAGGGAAAGTAAATTTAGTTGCTGATGTACCATCTGTACTTGTATTGACTGCACTAGGATTTAATGATACTTCAGAGAAAGGTAAAATATGTTGACCTGGGTAACCATTTACAGTTTCTCTAATTTGTACTGTAACTGGAACGGCTGCATCTTTTGTACTAAAGTATAAATCAATTGATGTTAAGAATACACCACCAGCGTCATCAATCATAAATGTTTGTGCTAATGGGTCATGGTAACCTACTTGTCTTGCGGCTCCTCTAGTTACACTTGTTTGAGTTACATTTTCAGTTTCATTTGTTGCTCTAAATTCTATACCAGCAGTTCTTGTAGAAATAATTGTATTTTGTACAGTTTCTATTACACCTGTCGCTTGATACTCAGCGTTTCCTGCTGTCTCTGGCGCAGTTGTTAAATTATTTGTAGATGAACTAGTTAATCTGAAAACTCTTTGACCTGTTCTCCATCTAGGATTACCAGCAGTTTTTGGATCAGGTATTGCGAAAGTACCTGATACAGCACCATTTGCATCTGTTATTAAATTACCACCTAATGATCCACCTGAAGGTGTTACAAAAGATGAAATGTCTTGTTCGTCAAAGAATGCAAAAACTCTAGTATTAGGTTTCATTCTTGTAGCAGAGAAAGTAATTGTTCTACTTCTAATAAATGGTACAAATGCAATTGAAACTAATCTATCACCTACATTTTGTGTTACTGTTTTTGGAACTAATACTTGTCTAATACCTGATCTTGTTCTTGTACCTGTTCTAGTGCTAGTTTTGATATCACGTTGCATGACTGCCCAACCATGACCGTGTCTTCTTCTATAAGTTTCTGTACTATTTGAGTTTGATACACCTGTCCAATGATTTTGCCATTCATTCCATACTGTACCTAATTCTACTGATTGTAAATTTGGATTACCTGAATTTTTAACTAAAGTGTCCCAAGTACCATCATCATTATTGATAACTAAATCTGGCGCTCTTTCTGTTTCTTTCCACTCATCATTTGGTGGTGTAAGTGCGATAGACCCAATCCAAGTAAATATACCAAATGGGTTTACATTGATTGCTTTACTCGCATATGGTTGTTCTATTAAGGTTGTTTCTGTATAAGGTAATGTAAGTAGATCACCTGTTTTTTGATAATTGGCTGCTGTTCTATCTGCATCTACAATGGCTGTACCATCATCATCACGTTCAATTAGTTTTACAGCATCTTCATTGTAAGTAGGTCTAATTTCACCTCTAGCATAGTCAACAGCAATCTTATAATCTGTGTTACCTGGATCACCTATATTGTGACCAGTAAAGTCATCTACAATAAATCCATTTTTAAATCTATCTAAACCATTGGCGTCTTGTATTTGTAAAGATTGAGCTGATGCTTCTAATAAAGATAATTGAGTATAGTATTCAACGTTTTGTATTCTTTTTTCTAGTCTACCAATGTCTCTCATTGTGTATCTTCTATTATCAACAGCTTCAATACCTATTTCAGCAATGTCAAGTGTGTAACTAGGTATGAATAAAGTGTATAAGTGCATCGCATTGTCTAATGTACCAGGTTGATCTGGTCTTAATGCACTGGCACCTTTTAGAACTTTAAATACACCTTCTTTATCAATAAAAATTTTGTCAACTCTTTGTAAGTAAAACTCAAAGTCAGAAGTTACATCATCACCAAATTTAACTACATCAGTTGTTGAAGCACCTGAGCCAACCGCAGATGTGGATCCAAATGTACGATCTTGGTTTCCTGAATTGATAGTTGAAGCGTCAGCCACTCTAGGTCTAAAATCTAATGTATCTCTTAATTCATAAACTTCACCAGTTGTAGCAGAAGTATATCTTGGTATATTATCATAAGAAACTACACCATCATAAGAATCAACATCAAAGAAATCACCAGAACCACCATGTTCAAAGAAATCAAAGTTTATAAGTAATCTTCCTGTTGGTGTTAATTCACCAGTCTTTAATTTAATTCTACCAATGTCATAGAAGTTATCTCTTTGACCATTATCTAATTCAAATCTATCTGTAATATTAGTGTGTGATGTTGTTGCCGCCGTACTAAAGTCTGGCGCCATGAATACTGAATTTAAAGCAAATATATCAGCCTTACCTAATCCTATTGTACCACTTTCAATAGTTGCTTGTGTAGATACTGCTAAAGTAGATCCACTACTTAAAGTTTTTGATTTAGAATCTGCGATTGATCTAGTAATCGTTGCTAAAATTTCTACTGTATGACCTGCAAAGTTAGCACCAAAATCAAATTTTAAAGTTTTTCCAGTTGGCGAACCTTGTAAAGTAAATATTGCACTACCTTCATGGTTATTACCTGTTAATGATAATACGTCACCAACAGCACCTGTACCACCACTACCTGTAGCTCTAATTGTGACCGTAAAATCTTTTTCTGCTAAACCACTGAATACTTCATTAGTTCCAGCTGTAATTGTTTCATCACCATTTGATGTTAATGTTTTTTGAAAATTTCTTCTTACTTTAAAATTTGTATCCGATGCGCCACCATTAGCTGTTGTTTTTAAAGTTTTTATTGTTTCATATGGTAATTTAAATAATGATATATTTTTTTCAGGTTCTTGTATTTTTGTTCTTCTTCTAGTTACAATAGTTTTTGTAGAAACATCACCACTACCAACAGCAGCAGATAGTGTTAATGAACTATCACTTATGATGGCCTCTACTAATCTAGTTAAAGAAGTACCACCATCTGTTGTAAATGATATTGAGTCTCCAATTTTTAATTCACTACTAAATCTAGTATTGAAACCTGTAACAGCTGTGCCACTATTTGCGACTGATACTGTACCTGTTAAAACTACATTACTACCAAAAGTAGATGATAAGTCAGTATCTGCTGTATAAACAGGAGTACCTGCTTGACCTATTTGTTTAATTTCTGGTACGTCAAAATTAGTTACACCTTTTTTACCTACAGCATTAGCTTGTATAGTTGCTGTATTACTAGATGTTCCACCTGTAATTACTTCACTTGCCGAAAACTCACCAGATACATTTGATACTACAACAACACCATGTGCTGCTGTTCCACCAGAAGTATATGCTGTTACATTAATTGCTGTTGTTCCGTCTGTGTCAAATAATTCAAAAGTGTTTGCTGCTGGATTTCTAACCGTAAATACTCTAGCAGCAGATTGTGCAACTGAATCAATTTGAAGACCTGAAACACTTGCAATTGTTACTTGTTGGCCTTCTTCAAAAGTATGGCCAGTTGCTGTAACAACACTTGGACTTGCGCTAGACATGCCTGATATTGTGGCTGTTTTTGTGGCAGATATACTTTGTACTGTACCTGTGGCTCCCGAAGATCCACCAGTCACAGTCTCGCCAGTTGTAAATGCTTGTGCTGTCAATATGTTTAGGTGTGTAAACATAGTAATATCAAATAAGAAATGTTTGTATGTGTTTGTAGTTGCACCACTACTAGAAAAGAAACCTGATGCTGCGGCACCTGAATTATATTCAAATCCACGAGATTTAGCTCTACCTATTTGAGGAACTGTAACTCCACTAGTAGATTGTTGTGTGCCACGAGAAGCAGTTGCTGTTTTATATAAATTAACTCCTGCGAATGGTTCCATATTACCAGATACAAAACCAATATCAGGTTGACCATGAACTTTTGTGACATTTACAAAGTTACCAACATCAAATCTAGTGGCAAAGTTTTGTTCCGTATCAAAGTCTCTCGCCTTATCTACTGTTAAATAAGTTGTTGCTAGTTTTTCTATTTCGTAACCTTTTACATATGCTTTACCTGGTGATAATCCAACTGCTAGTTTTGATTCTAAACCACCATTACCTGATGTAAATATACCTCTTTTAAAATCATCATCTGAACTAGAACTATCTTTTAAATGTTCTCTAATATCAATATCAAAATTATGTAAAGTATAATCACCTGATTCGTCAAACGTTCTTCTAGCAAATGTTTCTTCTATAATTGAATAATCTGTTGTTCTAACTCTATTTTGTAATATACCTTCAGATAATCTTAACAACTCTATAAAGTTTGAATCTTCTGTTGATGCAATTGTTTTTTTAGCAAGTGTTAAATCTATTTTAAATCTATGTGCACCTGGTGCGTTTACGTTTGAAGAACCTGCTGCGTTATCATTTAAACTAGAATCAGTTGCTGATGTTACAAAAGATTCAGTTACTGTTAAACCTACTCTATAACTTGGAGTATTAGTATATTTGTCTAATATTAATGTTTGAGCAGAAACTTGTACATGAAATCCATTAATATAATAAACACCTTCTTGTACTGCGGCAGCAGAACCTGTGGCAGTTGAATTAACAACAGCAGATAATGAAACACTATCACTATTTGTTCCTGTAATTGTTTCGCCGTTTGTAAAAGCTGTTGCTGTTTTAGAAGTACCACTATCTAAATATTTTACAAATAAAGTATCAGGATCAGTACCATCTGTAGCAGTAGAGTTTATTATCTCTGCTCTAACACCTGAACTACCACCTGTAATAACTGTTCCAACTGTAAATTGTGTTAAAGTGTTAGCACTTGCAATACTAGTTAATTTTACAGCATAATATTCTAAATCATAACCAATCTCACCAGGTATTACCATTGCCCCTTTATCAAAAATATGATCAGAGACTCGTTCTATCTGATTTTGTAATAATGTCTGTGATTGTGTTAATTCTCTAGCCTGTACAGCAAAAGCTGGTCTAAAGAGAACTCTGTGAAATTTTTTACTTTCACTAAAGTCATCAAAGTAAGGCGAGAGATTAAAGTCAGTTGGACTTGGCATTTATTCCTCTCTAAAATTCAATTATCAGTTTGACGTTCTCTGTTTGGTCAGCCGCTCTGGTAATTGGTGATCTGTTTTCTACATACATTATATCACCTGAGTCTGCAGTGATCTCACCAGCATTATATCCACTTGTAAATGCAACACTATCAACTGTAGTTGATGATGTTGATGGTGTTCCTGTTGCACTTGAGGATTGACCTGTGATAGTATTTGCACCCGAGAATGCAGTTAGATTACCATTACTATCTACACCCTCATCATTAAATCTTGTTTGTATGTAATATAAAATATTATTTGTTGAGTCAAACTCTACTACTTTACCAACTGCGCCAGTTGTTGCTTGATTAATTTCTTCATCAGCTGTAAAAGTTCCTGGTGAGCCAGTTAATAGAACTGCTTTTGTATTTCTTAATGTAGTCGCCGTTGCAGCAGAACCACCAGACTGAATATCTCTCATTAATGTAACTCGTCTAAAATCGTTAGCAGTTGTAAAGTCACCAGAATTTGAAGTCTCTCCGGCTTCAAAGTTGGTGTTCATCATAACAAAAAATCCGCCTAATTCTTTGATTGCGTTTTTACCGTGTCCGCCTTTTGGCTCAATGATAACATCTAACTCGGCGCCTGATAAATTTGTTGCTCCAGCTGATACTATGTCTGCATTTCTAATATAAGCAAATGTATATCCTGTACCTGGTGTTGTCACTGTGACTGCTGTCACTGCACCACCTGCTACTGTTACTGTACATACACCACTTGATCCATCACCTCTGATTGGAACACTTGCGTGTGTACCATTAGTACCACCTGAACCAGCTGTTTTAATTTTTACTATGTTTACAGCACCATCTACCGCTGCAGCACTTACAGTTGAATCAGTTGATACCGCCATAAAGTCTGTTGATAAAAAGTTTGCTTGTTGAGATGCAGAAAGTGTGTACATATATTTCCATTTATATCCATCTCCTCCAGATGATATAATAGTTGTTCCTGTTGCTGTAGGTTTTACTGTAGAAGCAGCATTACCATTGTTGTCTAAACATTTATAAACTTTAAATTCATCTGTCATAATATAAAATGTTGAGTCAAATAAATTTGTTGCACCACTATTCGCAGTTTGAGTATTTGTAGTACCCGTTACTCTATTACCATAATCATGTCTGTAGTAGTCATAAACTGTACCAGTTGTCCAATTTCTACGAGGAATAACAATAGAAACATCAGAACTTGTTACTCTTTTAGCGGCCAGCAAGTCGTCAAAAGTATAAAATTCGTCTCCTATTGAGTCTACGGGTGTTAAAGGTGCACTATCGCTACCTGAATTATCTGTTCTACTATCGCCTCTAGTTTGAGTGGCGAAAGCTTGTGGTCTACCTATGCCTAAATAATAGACGTTGGCAGCCGTTTCTGAAAATGATTCCACAAATTGTTCCTGATTGTGGATTCTAAATTTGTTTGTTATTATTGCTGGCATATTTTCCTCTTTTTCTTAATTATATTTATACGCTAACTTTCGGTGATTTCTGTTGGTAACGCTAAATTTGTCTTTAATCTATCTGTTTCTATATCTCCCAATTGTACTACTTCACCATCTAAAGATGTATTATAAGTACCTGTTAATCTAAAGTCAGCGAAATTATCTAATCTCATTGGCGATATAGATGTTGTTACCGTACTATCTGAGGCACCACCTGTTGTTGTAGTAACAGCTCTACCACCACTTCCACTAAAGTGTGATAATCCAAATCTATTTAGTGTGTTCATTGTAGGACCACAATATGCGAAACCATACTTATTCGCTGATCCTCTAATAGTTATAGGATTGAAACCTGATCTAAATTTTCTAGTTAAATGTCTTCTTAAAGTTAAATCTCTTGTATTCGCAGTAAAGTGTTCTATTGTAGAATCGTCATGGTCAGGATCAACACCAACTGTTGGTGTACCTCTTAATGTAGTACCATCATCTACTGTACCTAATCTTCTACCAAATATTGTAGAGAATAAAGTATTAATAACTAGATCAGCACCTGGATCAAATACCAATCCACTGTTAACACCTGTGAAACTTCTAATTCTATTATTTACTTGTGTGGCCATATCTACTTGACCTGTAAAGTAGAAACCAGCTGTATGCATAGTCTTTTTAAAACTATCTCGCCAGTCATTAATTGATCTACCAACTTTAATTACATAAGAAAAATCCTGATAATATAAACTATCTTGTATTTTCATTGTAGATTCTGATAAATGTCCGTCTTCATTGATAAACGTACCAGCAGTATCTACAACGGCACCTACTGTAACTGTTGCTGTTGCTAAATCATTTTTAAGAACAGTTGCGCTTGCTGACTCACCTAAAGAAACAGTTGTGGCTTCAGCAAACTCACCTGTGGCATCTTTTACAACTAATAAATTATTACTTGAATCAAAAGATACAATTGTTGCTGATATTGATGTTGATGAAGAATCTAATCCTGTTACGGTACCACCTTCTGTAAAAGTACCTGTTTTATCTTTTACAATAATTGTACTAGGTAGTTTTATTGTAGGACTTGGTGATCCTTCATAACCAGCGCCTGATTCAATTGTTTTAGTAGAAAGTAATCTACCTATTTCAGGACCATAAGGAATAACTTTTGCTCCACTTCCACCACTACCTGTTGATACTACTGCTGTAGGTAAAGACGTATAACCACTACCAGAGTTTATAATTCTAATATCTGTAATATCTTCATTACCTGTTCCACTCTCTTGTACTATTTTGTTACCTGTATAAACATCACCTCTCATAGTCTCATCTTCTAATACTATGTGATCTGTTGCAGTTGCACCAGTTGTTCCAGTTTCAGGTGCAATACCTCCGTTTACTACAGAAACTTTTGCTGTGACACCACCACCATTTGTATTTGTGTTAGTAAAAGTTAAATCATCACCAATCGCATAACCTGTACCTGCATCATCTATTAATATTTCTGTAATACCACCTGATCCTATATTATCAACCTGTATAACTGCTGATGTACCAGCGCCTGTTAAAGTAATGGAATCTTCTATGCTTAATAAACCACCATCATTTGTTATTGAAACTATATTAGGTATACCAGTAACAGTTGCTTTAATAAAAATGTCAGATGTATCAGATTCAGTACCTCTAATTTCTTCACCTGTAACAAACGTTCCTGTAATTGTCTCACCATTTATAATAATCTCTGATACTTCATTAATACCAATTTGAAATTTAAATATATTTTCTACAATCGCTGTTGCACCAGATGTTTGACCTGTAATTGTTCTACCTATCAAACCTGATGTATCACCAACTGTGCCTATTGCTCTTAAAACTTTTTTAGTATCAAATTGACCATCTGATACTCTTAACATTTGCTCTCTAGGATAAATTGTTTCGGAATCTATATTAAATAAAAATCTAAAAAATAATTCATGCCCTCTTTGTGTACCTTTTGATCTATAAACAGATTTAATATTTTTAATTAATTTTCTTTTGTCAACATTTTCGTCTAAAGTCTCTGGTAAAGTGTTTAAAAACTCATTTCTAAATTTTGTTAAAAAGTTAGATATTGCTTTATCAGGATCACGGAAGTTTAATAAGTCCTGTATATTGTTTACAGGATTTGGTTTATAATTAGATATTGTTGCTCTTGCGCCTGATGTACCACCTGTGATAATTTCGTCTTGTACAAACTTATCTTGTGCTGATATGAATAATCTATTACTAACTAAATCTTCTGATAAGACTGTTGCAGTTGCGTTTGAAGTAGAACCTGTAACTATTTCACCTCTTTCAAATTTACCAAAACCAGTATCTTCTAAAAGTATCTTATCACCAGCGTCAAGTGATGTTCTATCTGTATCTAACTTTGATGCGTTTAATACTAAATTATTTTCTTGCGCTGTTTCTGTTTCTAATTGAATACCATCTGTTAACTCTATATTCGCCAGAGTGATCTCTGCAGATTCCATAAACCTATAATATGTTTTTACAAACTCTAAAAATTTAGGGTGATCGCTAAGTACAAACTCTGGTACTTGTTGATTTATAAGGTTAGTTATCTTTTTGGTAAACTTTGCCATTAGTAGCTACTTGTTGTTGTGTACCCTACTCCTGCGTCAGAAGAGCCACCAACAAAAGTATCTGCACTAACTGTAATAGATGAATTGGCTGTATCTATTTCTATTATTTGATCTCTTACTGGAACTACATCATTTGAAGTTGGTACTACTGTTAATTCTATTTTAGATGATGCTGCGCCTCTAATATTTTCTACACTCAATACACTTAAAGAATTAATTGTTATTGCGCCAGTATCATAATTAATTGTACCTTGTGTGTTATTTGCATATATTCTAGTAGAACCAGATAAACTATATCGTCTAACATTACCTTGACCATCATCATCTAAAAAGAAAACTGTAGAACTATCACCTGATATTTTAAAACCAGAACTTTCCAATATACCACCAGCAGCTGTGTTATGACCAGAGTGTGGATTATATAATGCATTTCTAAAGTAAATATCATATCTAGTTGATGAGGCTAATGTAGGTGTAAAATCTTTTCTTATTTTTAATGTTGTAATATTAGATAAAATAGAATTATCCGTACCATCAATTAAACTTGAAAGTTTTGAGAATCTAAACACACCATCAAATTGAGATAGTGTATTTGTGTTGTAATTTGTAATAGTTGTTAATACATCTGATTTTAGAGTAGTAAAAGTTTTTGTAGTCGCCTTTTCATCAAATTTTATATTAGATGTTAATAATATTTTTGTAATTTCTGGATCAACAATTTCTGGTCTTACAGATGCAACATTATATTTTTGTAATTGTGTAACTATATCATTTTTAGTTGCATTTGTTAAAGTAGAACCTGATGCTGCTTTAATCGCTATCTTAACGACACCATATACAGCAGTTTCATCATCTTCACCACCCCAAGCAGATACTGATTGAGCATTTGGATATATTGATCTAACCAAACTTTCATAGTCACTTGTGGTTACTGCTCTATCTTGTGCTGAAAATTGTAAAGGTGCATTATATCTAATAGATTCTTTTGATTGAGCCTCTGCGCCACCTTGAGCACTTGAAACTGTTGATATAGACACATCAGTAAAACCACCAATGTTAGTTGATAATGTAAATGCACTAGCACCATTTGCTTCTGTTTTATTTGATACGATATATTCTAGTATTACAATATTACCATCTGATAATTTTGAACCTAATACACCATCACCAAAATAAACTTCAAACTTACCATCTTCCATCTCCTGTAAAAAATAAACTTTTGAAGTTGATGATAAACTAGTTACTCCAGTTGCTAATGAGTATGTACTTGTTGTTGTATCAGTAGCGGAATTTTGTACAGATACTTTTAAAGTTGATGTATCTGCATCAACACTTGGTATAATAAATCTTTGGTCAACGTCTGTACTGTCTACTGTATATTTAAATGTTACAAGTGTTCCTTCGTATAATGATAAGTTAGAAAACTTATAAACACCATTTAATGGTGTCATTGTTTCTGATGCATTAGTAACAAACTGATATGTTTCACCATCTACCGTTGTCGTAAATGCTGTACCTTTAGCTGCAGTTACAGTGGCTGGACTACCAGTTACATTATTAAGTGTAACATCAATAGTTGCCACAGGTGACTTTGGTGATGTAGGTGTGTAACCTAACATCTTTGCTATTGATACAATATTTTTTCTAATGTCAGCACTGTCTAGGTACATTTCATTTGCTAACATATTAGCATTGAAACCTAGGTAGTGTGTATTGTAAGCAAGTAAGTCTAATAAGACTGCGAAACCAGAACCTTCAAAGTCGTAATCTTGGAACTCTGATTGATCTTGTAAAAATGATTTTAAATTTGCTTTTATATCATCAAAATCAAAATCTGAAACTTGTAATTTATTGCTTGCCATCTTATCTTAATCTTTCTAAAAATGTTTCTACTGTAATTGGATTTTGTACTCCTATAACATAAAATTTAATTTCAAGTCTATATGCATTTCTATCAATATCAGGATCAGCCAAAATTTGTGTTATCTTTGCTCTTGGTTCAAAGTTGTTTAACACTTCTTCTACTTTTCTTTGTAAGTTTAAAGAAGTCAATGGTGTCATTGGCTCAAATAATAAAGCTCTAACATTACCACCAATTTCTGGGTGGAAAGGTCTTTCAAAGTGATTAGTATTAATTAAGTTTCTAACACTTCGTTTAACCGCTTCAACATCAGTAAGTCTATTGACATCATTTGTAACAATATTTCTACCAAAGTCTAAATCTAAATCTTTGTAAATTCTAGTAGCACGTTTACTATTGTTAGTTGCGTTTAAATTGGCCATACCAATATTTATACACGATTAACCAGCGTTTACGTTAGAACTTCCTGTAGCGGCAGCATTAGCAACCCAACTACCATGACCACCTGTTGCGTCACCAACTCTATGAATAGCAATACTGTTTACTCTAACAGTAGAACTACCTG